CTCGCCTGTTCCAACCTGTCCTACCCTTACATCATCACTGGTTGCTACATCGATAATATCCTGAGCAGAATAAACAGTTTCTAAATCTGCATCGTCCGACGGAAGAACGGCATAATTTCCTCTCGTATATCCAGCATATCCGATACTGGGGGATGCCGACGGACTAAGAGACTTAGATGCAGAGGCTGAAGCAGAACTTGATGGCGAAGAACTGGGAGATTGACTTGCAGAAGGTGAAAGAGATGCGCTTGATGAAGCAGAGGCGCTTGCAGAAGGTGAAAGAGATGCAGAGGGTGATAATGAAGCGCTTGGAGACAGAGAAGCGGAAGGACTTTGTGATTTAGATGCACTTGCAGAACCTGATGCAGAGGGCGAAAGCGATCCTGAAGGACTCTGGGAAGCACTTTCACTCGTATAAGTTACAACCAGTTGAACATTAGTTATGACAACAATTCCTTCCTCCGAAGTACCAGGAGCGATATTGGTTAGATCAGCATCACAAATAATTCCCAACTTGGATATTCCAGTTTTGTTTATCCATCCACGGCCAGTAGCGTTAAAGATTATAGAAGCGGCCTGAGCTGGAGAGCCATTGCTTATAGTCGTTGACCCACCCGAAGTACCGCTCGTAAGTTGGTCGAAATCAGCGTTATCTCTAGAGGATGTTGTTGCTTGTGTCGTCTGAATAACATGGATTGTTAGAGCATCAAGTGTTGTATAAGCATCAAAATTAAGTCTGGCATCTGTAATCGTAGCGCCATCTGGAATATCCGCCGTCTCTCCATTAGGAAGTGCCGTTCTTTCGATGTAGTAATTACCAGCGAATAGTTCTGCTTCGACTTCGTAGGTTGCAAAATTTGAAGAGGCGTCTGTAGCATCGTGAGCATTCGCCCACGTCTGGGGTCCGATTAAAAATCTTCCTGCACCGCCTAAAAATGTAGTAGAAGTTAGAACTCCCATGAGCTAAGAATAAAGAATGATATTGATTGGAGACAATTACTTAAGAAGCTTAATAATCTCTTTTGTTTCTCCCCACTCTGGAATACTGTATCCTTCTTGCCAATTTTGACAATTTCTTTGATTCCTAAAATCCTGTTGTCTCCAATGACGACTGGTAACATTTTTTCCATGTGCTAAATCAATACTAGGAATCTCTGATCTCCAAATGTCAGATTTAACATCGTCAACCCTCTCTGGTCTATTATGACTACCTGGCTCAAATCCCATAGCTCTACTAAAACCGATCTCTTCAACCATCTTGAGTCTCTTCCTATAGTGTTCTATTAAAAGTTCTCGATATGCACAACATTGACTTACTCTTTTACAATCAAAATATACGGCAAATCCATCATCCACTCTCAGTTGCCAGTTGTTCTGGTTATAGTAGTAGATGTCATTTCTTGGTGGAGTGAAATCAAAATGAGAAGAATCATACAGTACATCAGCTTCACATAAGTAAACTATATCTGCTGTGCTATTTTCCAAAGAAGCAAGAATCTGTTTAAACATCGTATATATTCCTCGTTTCATAGAGGGAAAGTGTACGTTTTTAACTCCTAGATCAATCTTCTTGAGACAAGCCGTAGTAATTGGGATATTCTTGTCTTGACTTATTTTCTTAAGTCTAGCCTTTACTTCTTCGCCAAGTTTGGTTCCATCAAGTTCATTGTCTGAGTAGTAACAAATTCCTTTAGTTAATTTATCCCAATCTGGAGGGTTGAATCTATCCAATAACCACTGAAATTTACGAGTTGCTTTGGGCCAGCCATCGTGTTGAAACAGTTGTCTAGACAATTCCCTATTTTCTTGAACCTTTGATTGAGGATTAGAGTAAGGAAAACTGAAGTCTCCACCTTGAGTTCTAAACATATGAGCATACCAAGTTTTCAGACTAACAACCACCCGACCTCCAGATAACCATGTTTTACAGGCTACCTCGACTCCTTGTTGTCCCCAACTATTAAATTCCTCACCGCAAAGGCCAAGTTCAAAGAATTTCTCCTTAGTACACATAAAACATGATCCCTGGATACTTAGTGTTTCTCTTAATAACGGATCGTAAACACCGTTTACTTCAATTCCCTTTTGTACTTCTGGTCTTTTGGAGTACTCATTGAAGTACTGAAAATGCATTGTTTTATCAAATCTGAAAGAATGACTATTCGGACTTGCTTTTGGAATCCACACAATATCTTTCACTGTCGGTTTACCACAATCTTTACAAGGACCAGACGGACCTTGATATCTTCTGTGATCATCTGGACAAACCCAATCGAAGGCGTGCAAGTTCTTCATTGTAGGAATCATTGTCCAATCGTCTTGCATATCAGTTATCATTTTGATATCAAAACCTTTATCAAAGGCACAGTGAGCATCAACTTTCATAACATATTTACCTTTTGCAATTCTCGCTGCCTGATTTGCAGCAGCTCTTTGACCAACAGGTTCTGGATTGTAAATAATTGTGAGTCTAGGATCTGGTTTTAGACCAGGATTTGGTATATACCCATCCAAAATAGCAATTATTTCCGTATTACCTTGTATATTTTCAAGAATATCTTGAATAGTACGACCCATCAGCTCTTCATTACGACCAGGAATAAGTATGCTTAAATCGTAGTTAGCCATTTTTTATTTCTTTCTAATATCGCTCGGGTAATTTCTGGATTATATCCAACACTCTCCGCCCACGCACACCACCCGTAAACATCTTTAGGAATACACTTTGAGTTAAAACCCCTCTTTTCGAACACGAATGTCCACCAGAGATTGAAGCGGGGGTCGTCACCATAAACTGCATCTCGAATTGTATAGTAATCAACTCCAGCCATCTCACAAACGTCATACAATTCTTGGCATTCTGCAACTTTACATCCTATAGCTCGATTTTCAGTAAGCTTAATCACTTCGGCCTCGGTAGTTGTTACCTGTCTGATCTTAACATTGGCATTATAGACAGAAGTATATAAGCTAATAAGTTCTCTTCTGTCTTTCGGTTTTCCTCCAATTATCATAAACGGGGTATTTTTTTGATCTAAAAACGGATGTTGGGGAGTTTCCCCGAGGTACTCTGGTTGAAAAACGATCCGTTTCTTGTATTTAAGAGAGAGGAAGTCCGAATCACCAGGGTTTATTGTCGATCTGATAACAATTATAGGACATTTACACCACCTTACACATTCTTCCACTATAGACGTGTCTAATCGACCCTCAAGGCCCTTAGAATCGACTGTATAAGGCGTAGGAACACATATAAAGGCGATGTCTCCTTCATTTGCTTTCTCTTTGGTTCCTATATGATGTGTATAAACGCAAGCATCAGGAAAAAGCTGTTTCATTGCTTTCCCCACCCAACCTGCACCAATAATTGTTATTTTCATTCTATTGGATCTGCCTCCATCAGCGCATTAGCTTTTGAGTAAAGTTGCTTATTAAAAGGTCTCGGATAAACATCTTCACCAATGTTATAGAATTTTATTTTTGATTTATATTCTTCTGGAATCAAAAGGAGCAACTTTTCTTCTGGAACAGTAATTACATCAGCCCAGTCAAACAACATTTTTAGTGTTTCGGGAGTGTGATAACCAAGCCCAGCCGTCAAAGTTTCAAAATTACTTACATATTTTAGAATATGAGACATAGTTACAGACCTATTATTCCCATGATCACACACACATAGTATATGTTTCACGATTTCACCTGGTTTTTTAATTCCCTTGTACATCTATAGTTCTTTTTAGACCTTCCTCTAATGGAAATTTTGGCTTCCAACCTAACATTTTTTCAGCTTTTGATATATCTGCTAATGTCTCTGGCTCAAACATTGGTAAAACGTGTTCTGGAGTTACCTTTTTCCCCATGAGTTCGCATATCACGGAATACAGATCATTTATAGAGATGTTTTTACCAGATCCAGCATTAAATACTTCCCCAGATATCTCAGATCCTGCTGCGAGAAGGATTAAATCGACCACGTCATCTATATAAACAAAGTCTCTAACTTGATTTCCATCTCCAGTAATAAAGGGTTTGCCACCCTCTTTAAGAGTATCTATGAATTTAGGTACAGCTCCAGCATATCCTCCGTGCGGATTTTGTCTAGGACCATAGACATTAAATGGTCTTATGCAGTTAATGTTCAAGCCATACAACTTTTGGAATAACTTACAGTAACTCTCTCCAACAACCTTTGTAAGAGCATAAGGACTAGCGGGATCTTGAATCATACCTTCGTATAAAGGTAGAGGTAAATGACCATATGTTGCGGCACTGGACATGAAAACTACCCTTTTTACATTATTATCTCTACAGTTTTTTAAGACTCTAACGGTTCCGTCTACATTGATACGAGTAAATTCTTCTGGTTTGAACATTGACTCTCTCGGTCGAGTCAAAGCAGCGAGATGAAACACGGTATCTATTTTCTCATAGATGAAGGAGTTATCGTCTAAGATAGATCCACCGAATACAACCATGTTTTTAGTCTTAATTGATGGGAGATTTTCCCATTTTCCTTCAGAGAAATCGTCTAATACTATTACATGGTTATCACTGTCTTTCAGTAGCCTATCTACTAAATGACTCCCTATAAATCCAGCTCCTCCTGTTACTAAATATCTCATAGTAGTTTTTTAACCTTATGGGCAATCCACAAGTGTTTGTTCTCTATTACTTCATATTTGTTTGAGTTAACAATCAGATAATGATCCGCTAATTTTGCGGCTTCGCCACCACCCATCCCTAAAATAGCAAATTTAGGGCAGATACCCTGTTTTAATACCTCTACTATATTCGGAGAATTGCCACTACCAGAAAAAACAACCAGTAGGTCGTGCGGAGTTGCATAAACATTCATTTGATTACTGAATACATACTGATATCCAAAATCATTAGCAATCATAGTCATTATTGAAGTATTGCTATTAAGACACATCGCCTTTATGCCTTTTGAAAATAAATCGTTAGTAAAATGTTCTGCAGTTGCAGCACTGCCACCATTGCCACAGACAAACACCCTACGAGCCATTTTTATAAGGTCTACAAGTTCTTTCATCATGCGTTAAATATAATCTTGCTTCCTTCTTCTCCAAATCTGAACGTCAACTCTTTATAATCTTTCAATGCCTTTCGGACCGAAGCTCTTTTGTTCGATGGAAACATCACCAGTAAAAATCCACCACCACCCGCTCCAACTATTTTTCCTCCTATAGCACCAGCATCTTTGGCTAACTTATACATTTCGTCAATCTTGGAATTACTTATTTTGTTACTTAACTGTTTCTTAACAGTCCAATAGATATCCAGAAGTTCGCCAAACCTCCGAAGATTGCCTTTAAGGAGAGCGGCTATACCATCATTTGCAAGTACTTTATTTTGATCAAGAAGCGCTTTGTCTCTTTTCAAATTAAATGAAGATAAAATTTCGTCTGAGCTTCGGTCTAGTCCTGTATATAAGAGCATCAAACTATTATTGAAGTCTTGTTTAACAGATTCATCAATCTTTACCATTTGTCCCTCAACCTGACCAGATTGTGGCAATGATATTGCCCTCAATCCTCCTAATACAACTGCGTGCTGATCCTGTACACCGATAGGCTTCTTGAGTATGTCCAATTCAATTTTTATAGCTTCATCAGCAAGTTGCCATAAACTAACTTGATCTCCGAGATAAGTATGTAGAGCGTTTAGTACTCCAACTGTTACAGCACTACTTGATCCTAATCCTGTACCACGAGTTGGAATATCCGACATAAATGATATTTCAATACCCTTTTCAATTCCAAGTAGTTTTAAAGACTCTCTTACGAGATCGTGCTTAAGATCATTAACATTATTTACTGTTTCCTTGATTGTGTAGTTAATAATTATTAGATCATCAAAACGTTTTTTGACAATGCAATAGATGTACTTATCAATTGTCGTTGTTAAAACTAATCCACTATAGTTGAGATAATACTCTCGGAAATCTGTGTTACCTCCTAGTAGGCTCAGTCGCAGCGGTGTTTTAGTTATTATCATCTTTTAAGTCTTTTTCTTAACTCAGTGGATGAATAATCGTGTCCTCTATAGATATATTCGATGGGAACAATGTCCTTACCAATTATTTTCTCTGGATGTTCTTGATAGTTATTATCTAAAAACCTTACATCAAATCCCTTTGTCTCCAGTATGTTTATTAAGTCTCGATTACTTTCATAGGGAATTATTACGTCTACATCTCTATTTCCTTTAAGTTGGAGATATCTTTCCCATATACTCTGAACTGGTTTACCTTTTTCTTTTCTTTCTACACTCGGATCAACTTGTAAAGCAACATATAAAGTGTCGCATCTCTCTTTACACTCTCTTAGGAAGAGAATGTGACCAGGATGTAATAAGTCAAAAGCTCCAAATGTTATCCCTATTTTCATTGATCTAGTGCTGAATATAACTTTGCTATATTCTCTATGTGATATTTTTCTGATTTCTCAATACATAATCTCGCAATAGCGTCATATAACTCTTTCGAGGCTATTAGTCCATCTAGTTTCTCCAAAAACTCTTCTGGGGTCTTAACTGGAATATAACAGCCTTCCATTTCATCAAAACTTGGTTCATCAAGCGCAATCGTAGGTACGCCAAAAGAAGCGGCGTTAATTATCTTGAAAGGAGCTGACAATTTCCTTTTCAAATAAGGCCGCCAGTGTAAATGTATATCTAAACTCTCGTGAAACTTAGATACAGCCATTCTTGGATAAAAAAGAGAGTGAAACTCAAGTTTGATATTTCTTTTACTCAGTCCATCCTTTATTTCCTGTGGAATATGATCAAATGCTCTCTGTGATCCTGTTATTCCAACTTTTTTGATAGTGTCTCTTTCTCTTCTTACTCTTTCAAAATTAAGATGATGATGAGGAATAAGGACTTTGCGATTCTTCAGAAACGAGAGAGCTTCCATAGCCAAGTCAGAGTAAGCTATAACTCCAACTTCAGGATACCTTTGTAAGGTTTCTGTCAGCTCCCACCCATCGTGAATATCAATATATGAATTTTTCTCGAAGTGAAAATCGCTCCCAGACTTAATGTGAGGTTTTACATAGATACATACGTCATTTTCATATCCACTTGGAGGATTAAGCCTAGCTCCTCCCATATAAGCCGCAATCTGTTCACCACGAATCGTTGATGATACTCTTTGGAGATGCTTCATCATAAATGGTGGTTTAGCAAAAATTGAGATCATAATACGTATTCCTTTACTATTTCTCTAATCTTCATACGTCTACCTGGAATACTCAGCTCAACATTCCACTCTGGAATAACTCCGACCCAGTACAAAAACTCCTCTTTATCGACTACATACCGATATTCGTCTCTTATTTCTAATGGTTCACCATTTTTGACCCTTTCTTTCATAGAATTTATAAGAGTGTGAGGGTTTTTACCCCACAAGATATTACCTATGCGTACAATTGCGTAACTTGGGAAAGTTTTAACAAGTTCTTCCATCTCTCTTTTGTGTCTGTAATATCTACTATCGACATAAAAAGCGGCTAAGGAACTAAAATAAACTATCTTTCTGTCTTTAGACTGCGTAAGCAGAGGAACTGTTTGGAGGAATACCTGATTTAGTAGTTCTTTCTCTCGGGTATACTCGGATTCTTTTATTTCTTGACTGTTACTCACACCAGAAGCAAAAAACAACCAATCATCTCTGTCCTTTAAGATACTAGCAATGTCTCCTTTTCCGATTATCATGGTTTTATAAACATCCAGCAGTCAACAAAATTACCCTTTTTCCTTTTTGGGACATGAGATGGTACATTTAATATAAATAGGGGTGCTACTTTATTACGACTGATATACTCGTTGACCGCTTCAATTACCCCATAATATCTCTCTGAATTTTCAACGTAGTCATGCCCAGCCACAACGCCACCAGATTTAACTTTCTTTGTCCACTCAGTTATATCTTCTAAAACATAGTTATATTCATGGTTACCGTCAATAAAAACAAAGTCCAACGATTCGTCTGGAATTTGTTTGACCGCTTCCATACTAGTCATCTTCATTATTTTAGAATTATGACGAGATAGTCTCGTCATCGCCTCTTTAAATACATCGTCCATATCAATCTGGTTATAGATTTCTTTTCCTTCTGTATATGGTAACCAGGGATCAACGCAAATAAGCTCTAAATCTGGTATTCCTCCAAACAGTTCCTCTGCATATTGTCCACGATCTGTTCCTATTTCAGCACCGATTTTTGCTCCACGCTCTCGAAGCATTTGAATAAGCGCTGTTCTGCGACCAAAATGTCCAAGTATTATAGGTTTCATTGCTTCACCCAGAACCAACTTCGATATCTATCACGTTTCAAGCCACTAGGATCATACATAACAGCAAAGATAGGGTGCATCCTATAACAGATTGCATATGCGTCTAAGGCTCTTTTAACGTGATTTACTTTACGGAAAGAGTAGTAAGCGTAGTCATGTCCAGAAACAATTCCTCCAGGGCGTACTTTATGTTTCCATCCGTCTAAATCACGAGAAAAATTCACAAAATCGTGATTTGCATCGATGTATACAAAGTCAAGAGAGTTATCGGGTACATCAGCTAGTGCATCCATTGATTTTTTCTTAATAAGAGTGTAATTATAAGGAGCGAGTCTTCGTTTAGCCTCTTCGTAACAACCATCAAAGTATGATTGATCTAGTTTGTATGGGTTTCCGTCCTCAAAAACATCTCTTGTCCAAGGATCGACTCCAGTAAGATGTAAATTAGGAATGTTCTGACACATATATTCAGAAAATAGACCTCTATCAACTCCAATTTCAGCTCCTTTGGTAAAACCCAATTCAGCGAAGAGCTTAACTAAAGAGACACTTCCAACCATTTCGGGAATATCTACAGTGTATTGACGACCAACGTTTATATTGAACTTTTTTATGATGTATTCGTAAGTTTCCATTCTTGTAATCTCTGTCGCCAATCATCTGGCCAAGTTGGCATAGGCATAAACTTGTCTACAAATTGTTCAAATGTCATTACTTTCTTCGGCCAAGTATCATCCCATTTATCACCGACAAAGAAGTCAGCTGCTAGTTTATAACTCCTATTTTCTTGATCTCTATCCATATGGTAACCTCGTTTATTTCCTTGTTGATGAAGGTGTGCGTACCAGCAATCCTTGTTTACCACCACTTTACCTCCAGCCATCCAGTTTTTCATAGCAAGCCATATAGGCTCCTGTGCGTGGCCATATACGTCTACATTTGGAAAACCTCCAAGTTCAAAGTATCTATCTTTAGTAATGAACCATCCAGAACCATGAATTGAGGGAGTTTCATCTATAAATTTATCTAAAGATAAAGGTAATGGAGTATGAGGAAGTCTTTGCATTGTTCTTTCTTTCCAATGACCGCCAGCTTTAAACCTAAAGCCTTTAGGATCAGTGAACGGGCAACACAAATAGAAGTAATCATAGAACTCTTCTTGACCATCTCTCATTTGAATACTCCAGTCTTCTTTAATGATTTTGAAACGTGGCATTACAATCCAGTCATCTTGCATACTTCGTTGGAGAATTTCGTCAAATCCTTCGGAGAATCTACAGTGAGCATCCGACTTATAAATATACTTGCCAGTAGCCATAGCTGCCATAGCGTTTATATTGGTTTTAATACCTACTGTGGAAGGAAAAGCAATTACTTTCAATATCCCATTATCACTTTCTGGATAATCATGTAAACCTAAATTTGGTGTCCCATCGTATCCGATAATAATCTCAAATTCTCCAGTCGCATTTCTATAAACGCTATCAACTGTTCTTTTTAAGTTTTCTAAACTTTCTCCTCTCGCTGGTATTATTATTGATACTTTACTCATTTCATATAATTGGCCAATTCTTCGACCATTTCTTCTATTGTTGGTGGATTTTCATAACCCATAGCATTCCATAGAATCAAGTTTTTATACTTTTCATTAGTTAATAAAGATCGATCGATGGCGGGATCCGCAAAAAAAGATTCTATTTGGATATCGGCTCTATCAAATTTCTTAGAGAAAACTTCGAGTAAGTGTAATTTACTAATCGTATCTGCTGGAATGAAATGGATTACATTCGGCAAATCTATATTCCTCTTTATAATCGCATAACACATCTTGGCAAAGTGGAGAGTTGTAACACCATTCCAGAAATGATTAGCATAACCTCTAACGATAGCGCCCTTTTCCTGAGACATAAACCACTCAAAAAGGGAAACCTGATCACGCTTACTCGGACCAATTACAGAAGTTCTGATATTAAAGAATCCTTCTGCATTAACTTCTCCTAAACTCTTTGTCTTACCATATACATCACTAGCATCATGTTCATCCGTTTCCAAGTAGCCCCCTTTTTTACCTGAGAAAACACAGTCTGTTGCTATCTGTATAATCTTGGTCTCTGGTGATCTATTCTTAGAAATTGCGTAGGGGAGAAGAGAATTTGTATAGATGGCATCCTCGACATCAGTAAGTTTTTGTTTGATTACTCCTATGCAGTTTATTATATAGTCGAAATCTTTGAAAGACGTTTCATCAATCTGTTCTCTGGTTGGGGCTGTTATCTCTAAGTCTTCCTTAGTTGAAAGATAACCTAAGACCATTGATCCAAGCATCCCAGTAGAGCCTAATATAAGTATCTTCTTCATATTTTTAATGGTTTCATTTCAGTCCAACATATTGATCCACAACATTACTAAATTCAGGATCAAAAACTTTCAAATGAACTAATTTGTATTTCACTTTGTCCATCCCATACTCCTTATCTGTTCTTTCCAATCCAGAGGCCAAGATGGCATATTTGGAAACTTTTCATCAATAAACCAAGCAAAATCATGGACTCTACCCTCCCACTGATTATTTAGCCAATAACCAGCACTCCAATTAGCTCCTCTCTTGTGATCTGCATCATCCAATTTATACATTCGACCGTATTGATGCCCTTTATGTAAGTGGGCATAATAGGTTTTCTTATTTACCATCATTGCTCCGCCACCCAACCATGTTTTAAACCCTATTTCTTGAGATTCTTGAGCAAAATGACCATAGTATGTCGGATCAAGAGTCCCTAAAAAGTTATCGAAGTGATTCTTTGTCATAAAGTAACAAGATCCTTGAAGAGAGGGTGTCTCATCTATGTCGAATCTAGGATCAGACCTTTCTCTTTGTCGGTCCCACCATTCAACTCCGTGCATTCCGTCGTCATGGGCCTTACCTTTTCTAGGAAAATCGATATACATATAATCTCTATATGGTCGTGACTCATTTATCTTCCAGTTTTCAGCGTCTAAAGAGTATCTACGAGGAATTTGTACCCAATTATCGGCTCCGTGATTTTCAATTAGAATCCTGTCAAATCCTTGACCAAACAGACAATGATCATCTGTCTTAAGAATATACTTACCTGTAGCCATTATTGCTACACAGGCATTAACTGATTGTCTCAACCCTACGGGAGAGGATGGATGAATATAATGAACCCTTTTATCACTTACCAATGGAGTTGGCCAAGCCTCATCAACATGAACAATAACCTCTATATTAGTTTCTGACTTATCTAGTACATCTTGTATAGTTTTAGAACAGAAATTAACACCACCAGAGTTTCTACTAGGTATACAAACACTCAAGTCGATCATTTAATTTGTATCTGCTACTACTACCCAATCCTCACCTTCAATATCACCATCATTTACCTTCCATACATAAAAATCTCCATTTGTGAAGATTTCCAACCAATCATCTCTCAAAAGTCCAAAATCCTCTTTTGGCCAAGAAATCCTAGCAACTTTGTTACCAGCTTTTATTTCATGCATAGCATCTGGAAAAGACATTGTTGTAGGTTGAACTATCGAAGCAGGAGGAGGACTCATTGTTTGACCATCACCCATTAGTATCACCTTCTTTCTTTGAAGTTGAAGCGCTCACACCTAACTTTGACTGTTTAACTTTCTGAATGTATTCATCAAGCGCTCTACGGATATGTTCACTAAGAGTTCCACCAAAAGATTCTAAGGTTTCGACCTGTTTTTTGTCAGCTAAGAAGTCTATACGTCTCATTACACATATTATGTGTAGCAGAATATAAGGGTGTCAAGAGGCTCTTAAAGAAGTTCTTTGTAAACTATAGTGTAATCTCCGATTGTTCCGCCGCCACTTACAACATATATCCCGTTATACATAGGGAATCCATAGGACAAGGTTCCTACTCTGTCTGTAGCGTCTACAGTAGCCTTGAGTCTAGAAGATCCATTCTCAACATCTGAATTGGCACCGATTATGGCATTACTGTCATAAATAGCTACTGTACTTCCAGATCCACCTTTTTTGTTTACAACTAGAGCAATTAACACCAACTGACCACCAGAGATATTCCCTGGTACAGAAATAAAGGTTGTTGTATTCGTTGTTATGTTGACTGATTTGTGACCTGCTGGATCTGTATTCATAGTTTATGGGAAAGATGGTGATGACGACGGGCTGGCACTGGCCGATGGTGACTGAGAACCGCTAGGACTTTGAGATGCACTTGATGATCTAGATGCACTTCCTGATGGCGACTGGCTTCCTGATGGACTAAGTGATGCTGAGGCAGACTTTGATGCGCTTCCCGATGGACTCTTGGATGGCGAAGGACTTATAGATGCAGATGAACTGGCACTGACGCTTGCGCTAGTAGACTGAGATGCCGAAGCCGAGGCTGATCCAGAAGCACTAACCGACGAACTAGGTGACTGCGATCCAGACGGACTGGCACTACCCGAAGGAGAAATAGACTGAGATGCTGATGGACTAAGAGACTTAGATGCACTAGCAGATGCACTAGCTGAAGCTGAGGCTGATCCTGATGCCGAAGCAGACTTTGAAGCTGAAGCACTTGCACTGGCCGAAACCGATGATGACGCTGATTTCGAGGCCGAAGCAGAAACAGAGGATGAGGCACTCTGGGAAGCTGATGCACTAGCTGATCCTGATGCACTAGGCGAGAGAGAAATACTTGCCGATGCAGATGGACTCGCACTCTTTGACTGAGATGGCGACATACTTAAAGATGCGCTTGGGCTTAGAGATGTAGATCCAGATGGTGCTTCTGCTCCTGGGATTCTCCATACAGCAGACGATTCTGTTCCTGCGTTTAAGTAAACATTCCTACCTGTATCTGTTAGAAGGTAAAAAACCGAACCTTTCCTGAATCCAGAAAAACCAGTGGGAAGGGAGTTGCCTTCTGCTTCTAATATAGGATCGGTTGACAGATGAGCACGAGGATTCTGAGGATTAGTAACTTGATCGGTATACCATCTTATAATCTTATTTGTTACATAGGGGAGTAGCGCTGCTAAGAAATTCGTCTCTGTAGTTGTTCTTAAACCACTAGATTTAGCCTCGATCCTAGCGAGTTCGTCTTGTGTTTCTCTTTGTAAATCAAATCGTGTTTGAAATGTTGCCATCGTATCCAATAAAAAAGGGAGCTATATGGGATTTCAGATTAACCTTCTCCCAAGCTCCCAAATAACAACCAACCTATTTGTCTAATTGTTAAAACTTTGCGAACAACTCTGCTGCCTGATGTCGATTGATATCCTTAACTTTGGCTCCGTATACAAATAAGTCTTTGTAAGCAGCTCCAAAATCTCCAATTATGTCCTCTTCCATTCTTGCATCTAGTACTTTCTCAGCAAAGGTCAACCAGTTTTGGTGTCCTGCGAGCAAATGATATCCATCTGTGTTGTTACCAGTGAGTCTATTGCTCATATAGAGCTTGAATCCTTGTAACATTCCCATGTAGCCTTTTTTGACCTGATCTTGATAGGCTTCGTCTACATGAAGAACTATTCCTGTTCCTTGAACCAAGACTGTGAAGAACTCGGGTGGAGCAATTAAGAATCTATCTCCATCTGGTACTGCTGAGTAACCATTCTTCTCTGCTAAATCAAGTTTTTGCTTCAAAGCAGCTACTTTTGCGAGAATTGTTCCTGCTGTGACTGTTAAAGTTGTAGCAGCTTCGATTGTGTAGGCTGCACCTGCACTGATTGCTCCACCTGTGTATGCTGATGTTGCATCATCAAGATCATCTTCGATTACGATAGATGTTGAACTCGAATATGTTTTAACTCTGTACCAAGTTGTGTGTCCTGTTGCTTTGAATCCTCTACCAACCATTGCAGAGGTAAATGCTGTTGAAGATCCAGTAACTACTCCTGTCGTTACATCTACTGTAACTGTTCCAGAAGTTTCATCTGTTCCAACTCTGTTACCAGCTCCAACGTCTCCATAAAGAGCCAAGGCGAAAAGATCCATGTTTCGTGATCTCTCACTAGCAACTTGAATAACGATATAAGGATGTGGATTCTTGATGTATGAAAGCCATTTGTCGAGTGTTTTCTCTTTCCAGTAGAAGGACTTGTATTGATCAATAACTAATTGACCATTGTTTTCGGTTAAGGAGTCTGCTGAAAGTGCGCTACCAGAATACGTTTTCTCAGAGAGTTTACCAAAATCTAATATATTTAGCTTAGATCCAACAGCGTTGATCTCACCTTCGTAATTTCGATTGACAATGGAGTCTAACAAATTCATGTCATAGACTTGTTCCATGACTTTAGTTGAGAAGCCTTCTGCTAACTTTGTTCCGTATGCTGACATTGGTAAAGATTTGTAGATTTACTTTACCGTCCCTGTATGGGCTTAGGAGTTATCTAGTCGTAACTATAAAGAACGAAGTTAAATGATGTCAAGCCCTCCTGCTCAGTATTGTCCATCTTTCACGGTATTTTCTATTCAATTTTGTATTATATTTAGTATTTACAACAACCGCCCAACTATCTTTAACAATGTCTGAAGGAACTATATATGATACAACTCCGTTATTTAGATCGCCGCATAGAAATATATAAAAATCTATTTTTTCTTTACCAATAATGAGATGGTTAAATCTGAAAGTATTGTCAGAAAGCTCATGCTTTGTACGTTGTCTTACCTCTATCTTCTTTTTACCAAGTCGTATATTAAACGGAGATCCATAAGCCATAAAGTTGACTCTCTTGTAACCCAAAGACTTTAATTTATTAAAAACATGGATTGCGGGAGGTCTTGGATTAGCTTTTAATTCTTTTCTCTTAAGTCTTTTACTGGTATCTATAGTAGAGTAAGATCTCTTAATAATTTGCCAGACTCTTTGTCTGCTCACACCATATTTTTCACCTATTTTTTTAAGAGTCCATCCAATACTATATAACCGTCTCGCTTCAGGTCTAACTATCATAATATAATCATACTGTGGTTATGGAAAGATAGATAAGTAGTACTATTCTTTTGCAATTTTACCCACTTTTAATAGTTCTTTCCACTTACCATAGTCTATCTCTCTGAGTTTTCGACCATCTTCAACGCTCAAGATACCTGATATTGATATTGCTTTTGCATTTGGACCACCACTTCCTGTTTCAAACATCTTTCCTTCATGCTCTACTTTCTTTTTTGAACGTTCATATAGGAAAGCTGCCGTTAATAAATTGAATGGAACACTATTGTTTTCGTCTAAAGTGGCAAACTTCTCAAATTCTTCTTGTTTCCCTTCAAGCTCTGGGTTTGCGGCTAGTACCTTCGGATCATTTATAAAATCCTGTACAGACTCTTGCCATTTTTCTATTTTTTTAGCTTGATCCTGTGCTTCTTTGATTCTAGCCCTCCATCTCTTGCTAACAATAGTCTCCCTAAATAGACCACGTTCGATATTACTCATTACTTCCCAATTATCCGATCCTGCCTCTTTCTCCAACTCTTCGTCAGTTGGTTCAGGAATATCGTCAGTATCCATGACAGCTTGTGTCAAAACTCTATTCTTTGCGATTATCTTTTGAGCTTCTCTAGAAGATGCTTTGTTTTCCTTCTCTAATCTCTTACTTTTTTCTTCTAATGTTTCCTCTGGAGTAACTACTTCCTCAGTTTCTTCTTCAACCTCGGGTTCAGGCTCAGTTTCTGGCTCTGGTTGTGGTTCTGGTTCAGGATCGGGGACTGGAGTTTCTTCAACTTTTTCTGGTTCTTCTGGAGCCTCATCCTTTAATTCCTCAGCTTCTTGAATAGATTCCTCTGTTGCTTTTTCTAACTCTTCTTTTGTGGGTTTTGTATGGTTTGCCATTTTTGCCGTCCTATTTCTAGGCTTAGGATTGGAAACTAAGGTTATTTCTTCTTTTTCTTCGGTTCTTCAACTACCTTCTCTTTTAATACACTTGCAAATTCTTCAAGTTGAGAGGCTTTAAGATATGACTTTCTAGCTTTCAAGAAAGCAATTTCATCTGCATTTAAGGTTTCTGGGGACTTCGCTACTATCTCGCTTAATAGTTTCTCAGCTTCTGGATTCATAATTTAAGGTTAAGGTTTAAAATTGGTGCTTGTCAAGTCTCTACTTAACATAACCGCCAGACTTCATCCAACCCTTTTTATAATACTTCTTAGATTTAGACACTTTAACAGTTACCTTTTTAGATTTCTTGCTCTTAGTTATCTTGATCTTTACTTTTTTCATTATTTTTTGGCTATCTTTTTCATATTCTTAGCGAATAGAGCCTTTTTAGCCATCTTTCCACCCTTTTTTAGACCTGCTTTTATCTTTTTAGCTGTTGCTTTGCCAAAGGAACCTAATGTTCCCTTCTTTTTCATCTTTGCTACTGCTTTTTGAATCCACTTTTTACCCATATTGTCTCACCTTCTTTGAGTTCTCTGGCGGGAGGCGATATTCCTACTCTAAATACCGTCTCCCATCACAAAACTCAAGCTCTTCTAGTTATCCCTGATAGAGCGTCTTCTAGTTGTTTCTTTGCTCTCTCTGGAGACATCAAGAAAGATTCAAGTAAACGATAATTTCTAAGTCTAGCCTTTAAAAGTATTTGTTGTCTATTCTCAAACTTAAATATGAATATACGAATAAACTCTGGTTCATTTTCCAATGCCTCTTCTACGGCGTCTCTCATCGAAACTATATATTCCCTTAGCTTCTCTGGACTCATTTGACTCTCACGAATGCTATCGAGCATCTTAAAGAAGTAGGATTTCTCTTCGGAAGTAAGATCTTCCATCTTGAATCCGTATTTTTCTTCCAGTTCGTCTATCATTTATATAATTGGTTGATTTGTGGGTATAGCGGTCTGTTGCTGTGGCTGTCCAGCTGGTACAGTTCCATTATTAACTCCAGGAATGCCCATTGTCAATTTCTTCTTCTCAAACTCCATGATATCTGTAATCTCGTCTGGTGTAAGATCAGCAAATTCGAGTAACTTTCTTTGATACACCTCTCTTAACTTTGCATTGTCTGGCATATTTAGCATTACCGCATTGAGTTTTGTAAGATTATCTGTGTCATTAGCTTTCTTCTCGTCTTGATTCCAGACTTTCACTGTATAACCCGATTTGGTCATCCAATCTGGAGGAGATATCTCTCTTGTATATAAATCATTACTATTCTTACCTTTCTTATATATTTCAACTGCATCAAGTTGATCAGAGGCGGCCTCTATTAGTTTAAGGAATTTTCTTGCTCTTTGCTCCCAAGCGGCCGTGTAAAACTTCGACATTCCCTGGACTCTCGCCTTTGCCTCTCCTTGAGCGAGTTGTACTTCACCGAGAGTAACTTGTCTATCCGTCTGTACTCCTTGTTGAGTAGAAGTTGCTCCAGTAGACTTCTCAACCATCTCAACTACATAATTCATTTCATCAAGAGACTCTGATAGGTCTGGAATATCTACTTTCTGTAAAACCTCTGATGGTTTTCCAGGAACTCCATACCAACCCCAGGGGATAGGTGTGAATGTACTCGGAATAAATCCATTAGCCTTCATAGAAGAATCGTAATAATGCATACCAAAGTTGCGAAGAGTCCTATTTTCTACAAGCTGTGAGAACCAAGAATTAACTACTTTATTGGGAGTTCTAACTATATCAGCAACACCATCTGTCCAAAAGTCTTGTTTGTCTATATCATCTCCCCAAGTATTGTAGTTATAGTGGTTTCTCCAGAAGTTGTCTTTAGTCTTACCAATTATCTCCTCTTGAGGTTTTTTCATCAATATACATTGATTCTCGGCTTCAACGTATGCAAATATCTGTTCTGCTTCAACTGTCTGTTCTTTTCCATCGGCATCAGTCCATTTCTCACCTTTGGGTCTAAATACTCTATGCATCGTTAGCTCTACATAAGTCTCTCCTAATACTGGATCGTCTGTATCAGGTACACCCATATCCATCATTTTTTTGTTCTTTTGTTGTAGAGAGTTTTCGTTATCCACAGCTTTTATTATTCCTTGCTGAGACTTAAAGTATTCTTCTAGTTTCTTGAGAGCTTCTCTATCATAATCTGGATTTTCAAGCAGAGAACTAAGAGGCTTAAATATATGAGTGTGAATTAAGAACCTAGACGAGTCTATGTCATAGGGGTTCATAAACCGATCTACTAAAATATCTTCTGGGTCTTCTATATCAAACTTGATCTTTCCGTCTACAACCTGCCATGAATCAAATGTTCTACCAAAAAAGAAGTCTTGTTTTTTGTCTACTATATCTTGTAGTTCTGCGTTGTTCTGTTCTAGAGTCCACTTCCAGTATTCATTTTGAAAGACCTCAGCTTGTTTGTCATTATCAAGACTCTCAAAAACTATTACAGGCATATCATCAACATCCTTAAGAATCGTTTTGAGGGTGGTTTTCATCAAAGGAAGATTAACTGATTGTCTCTGAGTAAGACGATTTATGGTTACTTTGTCCCTGTAGAGTTCATAGTTCTCACGCCAGTCTTCTTCTCTTCTTTTGCGATAGTTAAAACCAGTCGTCTTGTTATTTACAAGCATCTGAAGTTCTGGATTCTCCAATATAATATCGGTCATAGTTAGAGGTTAGACTACAAATTTAGTTGATGGCAAGTATTATCCCAGATTTGGAATATAAGGAAGCACTCCACCAAAGTCTTGATTATCATTATCCATTGGTATTCTTTTCTTTAAGCTGACAGACAAGTACCTCAATGCTGCACATAAGTCTGAATGCCCATTTGGATCAAGGGCTTCGTCTAGATTTGGGAGAGTTGTTCCATCTGCTGTTTTCTTCCACATTAAATGTTCTATTTCGCTAACCAACATCATATTCTCTGGAGTGTTTAATACAAACATTTTTGGAGCATTCTCAATTACTCTCCCATCTGGAAGTAAAACCGTATGTCCAGGGATAGGTTTTAACCTCTGGTTTATCATTTCTATACCATATTCAACCCAACCCCGCATTCCTTGACCAACCTCTTTGTTAGCTGGTTTTATTTCTATATTTTGATCTTTGAACTCTCTCTCCCATTGATCACCAGAAGGATCTCCAAATATAGGTATAAAGGGGAGATCATAGTCTTGTGAAAGTATCGCCGTTGCATGATCTCTAATTGTTTGCTGTTTGTTCTTGTAGCATCTTTCAACAAACCAATTATCTTCGTTATCCACCGCAACTCTTACCGAAGCCGTGGGATCATTAGAACCATAGTCAAAACCTCTTCCTCTTTGCCATTCTCTTGGTACATCAAATGTGTCTATCAAGTTAAATTCTCTTGACCACATTTTTAATGCTAGTCCAGTGGCTCTGGTGAAATCAGCTTCATATTCCTGCGAGAAATAGTCTAGTGTGCTTTGTTCTCTCGCTCTATCTATTCTTTCTTTGGCTAAAAATGGATTGTCTTCGCTCTTAAACCGCCACGATTTCCAAACACTATCATTATTCTGACCACGATCATACATCTCTTTGAAGTGATTAAAACCAACTGGAGTACTAATAAAAAGGGCTTTTCCTTTTCTGAATGCCAGAGTAGGTTCTAATATCGCTTGCCAAGAATAGTCCCAATTTCGCATCTGAGCTACCTCATCAATTACAAGAAAATCAAACTGTTGTCCTCTAGCTGTCTCAACATTTTCAAATCCTCTCAGAGTAACTCTAGATTCGCCACCATCTTGAGCTTTTATGAATAACTCCAGTCTGGATTCGTTTGGTTCTCTGCTCCATGCACTTCTAGATGCGTCTTTAAGTATTCTCCATGCGATATTTCTTGCTTGATCATACGTTGTAGCAAAATAAGCAATCTCTTTACCACCACCCGAATAAGCACACGCAACCATTTCATAAACAGCTAAGGTAGTCTTGCCCCACTGCCTTCCACAATTGACTACTCTGTAATCGTGAGTATCACTTGCTACTACCGCTTGTGTTGGATGAAAGATCATACTTTTTTATGAGTTCTGCTGGCATTACTAAGACTTGGACTGTTATACCCGCTGGTTTATCAGTTTCGATGCCTAATATCTTTCCTAGTTTAGTATGATAAACATCTCTTGTCTTGTGATCTGGATAGGTTTGTCCAGTTATATCTGATTTAATTGCCTTCATCCCGTCAGCTAATTGCTGAAAATAAGTTTGATGATCTAGGCCGTATGCTTGCATAATCGTGGGTTTGTTAACTTTTGCTAACTGACGTGATCCAAGAACACGGGCTGAATGTTCATCAACATGTGGATGAAGTTCTTTGTAAGCTTTACTAGCGTTTAGACCACATTTAACCCACGTCAGATAAAACAACATCAAGTCCAGGTCATTGTCAAAAGCTTTTTCTAGTTTTTCAATAGTTGGAGTAATAGACACATCTTTAGATTTCATAATCTTCTCAACTGTACATAGAAAGTCTTGTTTGATATTGCTATTGCCCGTCTGATATATCCCAATCTTAGTAAACCATTAAGTGCATGAACTACTGTTGATCCTTTTTGACTTCTGCTTTTCATTTCTTCGAGTATCTTCCTTTGTGGAATTGGTGACTTCTCAACGTGAACCCAATAATCTACGAATCTCATTATCTTCTGTTGAAGTTCTGTTATCTCATATAAATTAGTGTAAGTTGTTTTCACTTTTGGGCGGGAGTTCCCTTTTTCTTTTGCTCTGACTTTTTAACCTTTTCCATTTCTTCTTTTGTATCGACCCATCTGCCGTTTTGGAGGACTGCACTTAATACTATCACATTATTCATACCCCGTGGTTTACTGATTATTATAGTCTCTGGCAAGAAGCCAAATGTAGATTCTAAATTGAATGCTCTCCAGTCTCTATCAGTCTTATTTTTTAACTTAAAGGGAACCGTGCTTCTAACTCTTATATCGGGCTTTTCTTGCATTAGTTAAATCCTGTACTGAAAAATAATGCGGTCAAAAAACACAAAATACTTAATACGACAATAAGTACCATAGCTTTTTTATCCTTTTGTATTTCTTTTTCAGTTATCATTTTCATTTAAGACTGAACGGAGCCGTTCACTGTAAGAATCTCCATTAAAGAATCCGACTTGTTTTATTCTTTTTTATTCAACAATGCCCGTTCAGTCTTCATTTTCTTTTTGCCGTACCTTTTTATTTCTTGGTATTTCATTTTAGAATAATCCAATAATAAGCCCTATTACAAGTCCGCAAACTACCAAAAATATCATCATGTATTTAATAGGATTTTCTAAGTCGTACATAGTTAAAATTTATTCAGTCTTTTATTAAAAGAATCTATATCTTTCTGTCGTGCTTCCTTATACTTTTCAACCGCATCAGCTCTTTCTTCTAAAATAAGTGTACTAAGTTGCTTTAAAATCTTTGCGTAATTCCGATATTCAGTTATAGGACTACCCCATCCTTCTACTAAAAGATGGTCTAATATATCTGCTACTTTATTTGTAATTGGTGTATAATTATTCATTTCCATCTCCTTCTAAAAGGGTTAGTATGTCGTCCAGAGCTTTATTGTATCCAGTTTCATATGCTGGTAACT